GGAGGCGGCGGCGGAGCAGCCGGTTCACCACCGAAGTTGTAGGTCAGGCCAAGCAGCAGGCTGTGGGTACGCAGCTTCGTTTCGACATCGCCGCCGGCAACGCCCGCAACCGTCGTGTAAGCCGGGACGAGGTTGATGTCGTCCTGGTTGAAGAAGCGATACTTCAGCGAGACGTCCAGGTTATTCGTCAGCGGATAGCGGACGCCGGCAAGCGCCTGCCAGGCGAAGCCAGTGTCGCTGTCGTTGACTAGGTCGTTCGCCAGCTTGGCGCGCGACACGCCGACGCCGCCGCCGACGAAGCCCTGCAGGCCATCATCCGCGCCGAAATCGAGCAAGCCGTTCAGCATGAAGGAGAGAGCCGACGCCGAACCGCCGAAGCCGCTCTTGTCCAGATCGACCTTGGCGCGCTTGTAGCCAGCCTCAGCTTCCAGACGGAAACCGCCGAAGTCATAACCGATGACGGCATCGCCGTCCCAACCCTTATGGTAGTCCACATCTTCCAGCGTGGTGCTGGCGGTGGGGAGGCCCGTTACGGGATCACGGCCGGGGGTGAAGGTGATGTCCTGGTCTTCGACAAGCACGACGCCGGAATCGATTCCGATGTACCAGCTGTCGTCACGCGCCAAGGCCGGAGTGGCCAGGGCGCTGGTCGCAAGCACAGCCGCGAGGGCAAGCTTCCGCATCTGAATTCCCCTTTCAATAGTGTCACGAAGGACTGCTGAAACCATGTATCGGCAAGAAAGTTTCATGGCAAGTCCACATTTGGTGAAACTGTTGCACAAATACATCACGCCTCGGCTACAACCCCCTGCGTTAAGCATTTCCTGTGCTCTCCATTGTAAAAGATGGACAGCTGCAAGTCATGAATCGATCAACCCGTGGATGCGCATCGCAGACAGGATGGAACCGATTGCGCTACGGGCTTCAAGGTCGGGATCAGTGCCGCCCGCCGGGTCGGCAATGGTCGGCTGGCGCGGCCCCGCGACCCTCAAGCCCTCGACATAGAGCCCATCGCCCCGAACCGGACCATCGCGCCATCCGTCCCCGTCATGAGACATTGAATATCCCCTATCCGCGACCCAAAGCCTCAAGCCCGGAAGAGGCGCGGTAAAGCGCCATCCACCCTCGGTCCAACAGGCGACTGCACCCTCCCTGCCGGCCCATTCGCCCGTTGCGCCTCCCGCCACGATCCAGCACTGCCCAAAGGCGGGTGCGGAAGGAGGCGCACTTTCATCCGCGCTTTCCGCCTGACCATGCAAAAGCATGTCGATGCGCGCCAGCGCCTCATTATGAAAGATTTCCTTCTGCGCCTGACCCGCAAACAACTGCGGCAGGCCCCAACGCGGCGTCGCTTCCATCGTCATCGTCCAAATCCCTTCCTGCTTGCGCCATTAGAGTGGCAGCTCGATCCGCCCCGGCCGCCCCAACGCAAAGGAGCCGATCTGCCGAACCTCGATTGTCACCAAATCTCCACCATCCTCAGCGATCGCCGCCGCATCATAGGTCCAGGCAGGAGACGCCGTTTCCACCCGGCGCAGCAGGCTCCCGCCGTTCAGCACGCGCAGTTCGTAACGTTCGCTTTCCTCGCCAAGCGGCACATCCGCGCCGCTGACCCAGCGCCACCCGCTCCTGCTGCGCCTCACCCAGTTGAGGTTCCAGCCGCCTGCACCATCCGGCGCGGCGCGCATATGAACCGGAGCGATCGGCGTCACAGCTTCGCCGCTCACCGTCAGCGTCGCTTCGACCGGCTCTGCGTCCCCTATGCCGACTGCCGCCAGCCGCAGCGTGCCGCCAATCTCGCCGCTCACCTGCCCGGCAAAGGGCTCGACGAGCCGTTCCTCCTCGATCAGCAAAAACCGCTCGCCGGCTTCATGCTCCGCCACGGCCCATTCGGTCCCGCACAGCCCTCGGCGCAGCCCTTCGAGCCGGAAACTCGCGGGGCCGGTCTGCACCGCGCGCGAAAATTGCAGCAGCTCCCGCCCGACCAGACAAAGATTGCGCCCCTGCGCCAGTGCGGCTTCGTCCGCATCGCCAAGTTCCATGTCGGCGGCCAGCAGCGTCACATGAAGCATATTGACCGCGTCGATCAGCGTGCAACTCCCCGCGCCCAGCGCCTCGTCCGCTTGTCCCATAACGGCTCGCGGCGCGGTGAGCCCGACTGGAGAGGCGTCGCCCGTATCGCTCATCGCGAACAGCGCCGCACTCCGCCAGCCCTCCCCGCCGCTGGCCGCAGCGACGATCAACGGCGCAACGGCCGCAGCCTCCCGCAACGGCGGTAGATCGACGAGCATCAAGGACGTCGGCCCGTGCGGCGCATCCGCCTGCCGCACGATCGCGCCGGAGGATGCCCCGGACGGCAACGCGCCTCCCGCGCCCGGGACACGGCGCAACGCCAGCCGCACGGCCATGGCTTCCCATTCCCGCTCCTCGATCCGCCAGCGCCCCGGTCTCCCCTCCACGGTCACCAGGTCTCCAGCATCGTGGCGCAGGGCTTCCCAGCCGCAGCGCAACATCATGGCTGACCGCCCGGCCCAGCTGTGGCCCAACCGCCGCGCCGCGAGCTGCCGACCGGCATCGGCCGACATGGTGACGGGCAAGTCGATCCCCTGCTCTACCCGCCCCGTCCCCGGACGGCTCACCCGCTGCACGCCTGCCTGATAATCACGCGCCGGATCATAATGGCGCAAGGACAGCGCCAGCGGCACTGTCTCCGCGGCCTCGCCGGACTGCTCCACAGGATCGACAGCCCGCCCATTCACCCGCCCGCACAGAGCAACGGCGCTAATCTCGGCAGCCGCTCCCTCAACGCTCGTGCCTTTCAGCCGCAATCCATCCTCATCGGCAGCAAAGGCCAGATCCCAGGCGTCCACCAGCGGCGCGATCGCGTCGCCCACATCGGCCCCACCTGCGGCAAAACCGGCAATCGCCTCCGCAGCCACCGCATCGAGCGCTCCCCCGCTCAGTTCCGCCGCCACCGTCTTGATCAGAACCGGCCCCTCATCCGCCTCAACCTCGAATGTTAGCGAAGGGATGCGGTTGCCATAATCGGCAAGCTGCAGATCCTCGAACACCGCATAGGCGATCCCGCGATGCGCAGGCGTGCTGCTAATCCCCTCCGCCGAAGCGATCAACGCATCGGCGGCCTGATCCTCTCCGCCCAGATGCAGGCGGAACGCGTTCAACCCCGTCTTGAAGTCGCCCGCCGCCCCGCGCAACAGATTGCCGTCCGCCCAGATCCGTCGCACCGCCCGCACTCTTCGCGCCGACAAAGCCACCGCAAAGCTGGCCGAATAGCTGTAGGTCGTGACGCTCGGCCGTCCCTTGCCGCCGCCGCTCTTGTTCTTTTTCTCCTTGAGGTCCGTCGCCCAGATGACGGATCCGGCCGCGCGCATTGTACCGAACAGCTTCGGGATCTGCGCGCCATAGGTCGATGTCTGCAACTGCAGGTCGGACAGCCGCCTGCCTTCGCGCCCCTTGGGCTTGAACAACACCGCCTGGTCAAAGCTGCTGCCGATCAATCCGCCGATCGCTCCGCCCAGCGGCCCGCCAATTGCAGTGCCCAGCGCCGTCAGCACTAAAGTCGCCATGTCTCCTCCTGTTTCGCCCGCCAATGGCCAATCACCGGCCAAGGCGATGGCCCCGGCGTTTCGACCACGCGCCCCAACCCCGCATGGGCATGCACATGCCCGCCCGGCGCCAGGATCATCAGATGCAATTGCAGCGGCCCCGGCCGCACGAGCGCCAGGTCGCCGGCCCTGCCTTCGGCCACCACCGCCAGCCCCGCCTCGCAAAGCCAGGCGCGCGCCAGTGCCTCATCGCCGGAGCGCAGCCCATATCCGCGCGGCACAACGCCCCGATGCCCTGCCCGCATCAACGCCAGCGCCGCCAGACCCACGCAATCCACGCCCCTTTCGGCGCTGCGCCCATGAAGCCGGAATGGAGCCCCCACCAGATCGCGCGCCGCCGCCACGATCTGGTCCGCCATCGCCTCGCTCACGCGCCAGGATAGCGGGTCAGCAGGTCCGTCCCCGGCAGATAGGGCTCGCCCCTGAAGTTCACGACATTGGCAAAGCGCGTGCGGCATGTCTCCAACTGCCGATCGCACCCTTCCGTCAGCAGCGCCAACGTCCCCGCCTCCACCGCAAAGGCTGGCGGATCGGCCAGGGTCAGGGCGCTCGCCCCGTTATCGACCACCGCCTGCACCGCCCCGGCATTCGGCCCGGTCATCCACCGCAACGTGCCGAAGGAAAAGGCCCCCGCTACCAGCCCAGAGACGCTGACCTCCACATCGTCAACGCCATCCACCGCCACGACCCTGCGCCGCGCCGCCAGATCAACCCGGCACTGCCGGTCCCCCAGCCGCGCGCGGCAATCGGGCGAAGTCGATGGCGCAACCGGCGCCTTCAGCACCGCCATCGCCCCCACCAGTTCCGCCGTGAAAGCCCCGCCCTTGCGCGCCACACTGCCAATCTCGCCCTTCGCCAGTAGCAGCCACATATCGCCCGGCGCGTCCCATTCAGTCAGCCGCAGCTCCAGCGCAGCGCCGTCCCAGCGCCCCGCCATCAGGTCCGCCTCGCTGATCGCGTCCGCTACAAGCGCGCCTTGCAGATCGGTATCGCTCCCCTCCGCGGTGATCCCGCTCCGGATCGCCGACGGCATCACCCCTGGCGCAGCGCGATAGCGGACATGACCAATCTCCAGGTCGCGGTCATGGCTGGTCAGCCCAATCGTCACCCCGTCCCGCCGCTCGAGCCGCCAGCAGAAGGCAAGTGTCGCGAGCGGCTTTGCCAAAGCCTCCAGCCCGCTCATTCCCGAATCTCCACCAGCGGCACCGACGGCGCTTCCCCCGCCGCAAATGTCGCGCGATTAATGTCCAGCCGGTCCTCGGCAAAGCGCACCGGTACGTCGAAACGAAAGCCCGCCGTCAACACCGCACCCTCCTCGGGTGCCTCGTCAAAGGCGATGACGCCAAGCCCCGCATGACTCCACCCCTCGGTCAGCTCGACGCCATCCACCGCCACGCGGATGCTCCCCGCCACCGGCCGCGTGATCCGCCGCACCTGCGCCTCCTCGCCCGCGCCATAATAGCGCTGCAGGGGAAATTCCGTCCGCACCCCGTCGCCAATCCCCAGCCGCTGATCCAGCGCATCCGGAACCTCGCCAAGCCCGCAGCTGCGATCATCATAGGGATCGGTGAAACGGAACCCCCGCGCAGCCCCCCGCCGCGCCCGAAAGAAAGCTATCAGTTCGCCGATATCCGCTTCGGACCGCACCCCCGGCCCCGCATCGAAGGACAGGCGCGCATCCGCCCAGTCGCTGCTCCGCCGCTCATGCCCCGAAGGGCTCTCGACGATCTGCGTCGAAAAGGCAGGCGCCAAACTCGCCTCCCGCCCGATGCTCAGCGGAAAAGCCACATCATCAAAGGCTTGCATCTCTTCCTCCCCTCGAAGTCTGAAGCAGGTGAAGCCATCCCGCGCCACCTGCGGCAGCGCCCACACGAAGGTCGCCGCCGTTCCCCGCCGCACCGCCGCCTCCGCCGCATCGGCAATCCGCCGCCATTGCGCCACCTGTTCAGGCATCAGCACAAAGCCCGAAAAATAATGCTGCTCATCGACAGGATAGCCGAGCCGCGCCGTCGCCAGCTCAACCCCGCGCGCGGTGCGGGTCGGTCGCCCCTCCGTCACCCAGTCATAATCTTCCAGTTGCAGCACATCGAACGCGGGCGACGCCCAGCCTAACGGCATGTTCGCTCGCTTGGCTTCCGGCGCGAGCGGATCAAGCACCGTCGGCAAATAGGCCAGGAGATGCGTCACCGCCCCCGGCGCGACGCCCTTCACCCAAGAGCAAAGCGCTGCCGTCGAAGCCGCCAGCACCGCCCCCGCCTCATCCAGCAAAGCCTTCTGCGCCTCGCTCAGCGTGCCCCGCACATCGGGAATGGATACCGGGCTCCCGCCAAAGGCTGCCTGCGCCGCACTGTCATATATGCAGATGCGTCCATCCGCAGGCATCACCCACCACCATGGCTCTCCCACCTGAAACTTGATCGGAATACCGGCGTCCAAGCCGATGGAAACAAATGCTCCCGCCACCAGCCGCAAATAGCTCATCGCTCCCTCATGCGCGGGCGAGAGCAGGGTCGATGGCGGCGACCAGCCCGTCAACGCCGGATCGCCATTCTCCGCCCGCTGCTTCCAGTCGTTCCAGCAATGCGCGTCCAACAGCTCATAGGAAAGTGACCAGATCACGCCCAGCCCCAGCACCTTTGCCCGCCGCGCAAAATCCGCATGCCAGGCCGCGCAAGGCGCATTCAGCACGCCCCCGGTCAGGCTGATGTAAAATCCCCCGCCCAGCGGCTCGAGCCGGAAATAATGGCTCATCCCGACATAATGGTTGATGTCGCCCCGATAGCCGAGCGCATAGATCGACGCCACGATCCGCTCGGGCGTCTGGTTGAAGCAATCATCATAGCCCGTCGCCATCGACAGCCCATGCTCGGGCACCATCACGTCCCCGACGCTCAGCACCGACCCAGCACCATCACAGCGCATTCCGGAAAGCTCGACCCAGCCCTCAACGCCCGCCGCAAAGGCCGTGCTGCCCGCATCATAACCGGGCGGCGCAAGCGATATGAACATCCGGTCCACATCGCCCGCCCACACCGGATCTGCCTCACCGGGCAGCAGAAACCCACCACTGATCGCGGAAAAATCCAGCAGCACCTCGGCATCTTCCGCCGATCCGCTGGCATAGTTCCACAGTCGCACATACCACGACCTGGGGCTGCCCGCCGCATCCCGCCCCTCGATCGTCAGCGTCGGCCCATGCACCTCATCCAGCCGCTTGATCCCGCCGCTCCGCCAGCGAAACCGTAACACGCAGTTCCGAAAATCCCGCGATGTTTCGTAAGCCAGCAGCGGATGGCTCCACTTGTCCTCCGCCTCCCAGATCAGTCCCGCCAGGTCCCCAGACCCGTAAAAGACCGCATCCACCCGCAATGCGTCCGGCGCGGTGGTCACCACGCTCGCCATCATCGGCCGGGGAAAGTTCACGGTCCAATGCGTCGGCGCGAACCGCTTCATGAAGCGTTCCTCCTGCCCCCGCCGCGCATCCGCCAGCCAATAGCCAAGCCCACTCATCCGTTCAGCGCTCCCCTGACCGCCCGCGCCACCTGCCGCGCGCTCCGCACCAACAACCGCGCATTGTCCCATCCCTCGCCGCGGCCCTGCACGGCGATGTTCACCCGCACATCACGCCCGCCAGCCCCGCCATGTGGGACCACCTGCCCGCTCGCCGTAGGCACGAACAGCTCCGGCCCCCGCTCACCCACGACGTAGGCGCGCCCCGGAGCGACCGGCCCACCC